TTTACTGTCAATAGTTGGATATTTATCTGGTAGATAGGTTAAAGCTGTAATCGCATAATTTATACCATCCTGTTCTTCAACTGTTATCACCCTAAAAGTTTGATGGAATGAAGTTGATTTATGTAACAACCACATACTATTTTCATTAGGTGTCTGTGATAGTGCTGAATCTAAATGTATAACAGAACCTTGAATACCAAGAGCCGAAGATATGTCTTTCTGTTCTACAGTTCCATCAGGTAACACGACACTACATCTATGGTCAGTACCGCTACCCATGAAACCAGTTAAGTCTTGAGTATTATCAACAGTTATTTGAGTTTTTGCAGTATTTACAGACTTAATTCTTCCTGCTCTTCTAGCCCCACTTCTTACTGGATCGTTAATTCTAATTACACTACCAGGTCTGACGATAGCTCCTGCATCAATAGAAGTGGTAAAACTAACAACTTCAGATTCCTGTTGTTCACTAAATAATATTGCCTTACCTAATCTAAATGCCTGACCTCTTGATGTACAGGCAAATGCTTTAACATCTTTTTTTATAATGCCTAATTTTGCTATAGAAGCAGCATCTTCTACAACTTCATAATCTATTTCCCTGCTATCCATATTGAAATAGCTAACAGAGATTACAGAATGTCTTTGTTTTAAACTACTGCCAGAATATGAGAACCCACCCTCACCTACATTTGCCAAACTAAATAAATAACTTGGATCTGTTGGTCTGTCTTGCGTAAGAGTTATCGAACCTGTTTCCCATATAGGGAAAGCTCTCATAACACCAGCTAATTCATTAATTAAAGTATAAGCTTCTGCTGTTCCCTGTATGTTTACATTGCAGCTAAATCGTGCTTCTTGACCCCCTCTTAAATCATCTACTTCTTCATTAGCGTATCTACTTGCTGCTACAAAACTAAATAAATCAAGTGAACTTTCTGAAATATGCGTTCCAAATCCATATCTTTCCGTAGTTAAAAGATCAAGAAGTATCATTGCAGGGCATGAACACCATACAGCAGCACCCATGGTTCCATTAAATATATAATTAGGTGGATAAATAATTCTTCCTGTCTGTATATCAACAATAGGTGTTCTTGAAGCCACACTCCCACCCCCTGAACCTGTTCCTGGTATTTTTACTTTTACACCACGAATACGAAAAGCTCTTGTTGGAATAGAACTAAATTGTTCAGCATCAAATCTTAAATTTGTATAAGCACTGTTTAAATATCTTTGCCTATCATCAACTATTACTTGAATACTTGTTACCTTAAATTGATCTATAATTTTACCGCCAGATATTCGGTCATTTGTTGTTCTCTCTACTTTTACTTCTGCTGTATTATAAGTATCTGGCAAATTAATTCTATAATCCTTTTGGTAAAAATCAGCAGTTCTACCAGTGATTTTATCTGTTATTTGTTCTGCGAAAGATCCATTATCAATACGCAAAGATATTTTCAATCTTACGGTTGAACCTAATATATCACCGTCATCTGTTACTTTTTGTATTTGGTCAAAACCTATGGTTACTTTTACGGCATCTTTTCCTTGAGGTAAGCTTTTAGTAACAGGACTACTTTTTGTACATAAAACAGGAAAACCACTCAAAGGATTTTGACTTTGTACTATTCCACGAATATGAGTTTGATTTCCTGTTCCTTCTTTAAATGCAAATTTTATACCTTGAAAATTAAAATCTGATGTCTTTGGATTAGTATTACTGGCATTAGAGTTAAGAATAGGAGTATCGTTTAAGAATATATCTTTTAATGCTGCGTTTTTATATTCATCAGATGTTTTATTAGTTATTTCTGCCTTTGACGGAGTTGCAAAACCTTCTATTTCTCCTTCAGATAATAAATCTTGAATAGAAGCAAACTGCCTACTATTTAAAGTATCAGGTGCTCTTGTTGGTTTATCAGGTGGTTTTGATCTGCCTCCACCAGAACCTCTAATAATTTTATTTGTCATGTTGATACCTGATTAGTGTCAATACCAGCAGAGATAACAACTGATCCTGTTACTATTTCACCATAGACTATTGGGTGGGAAGTACCTGCTCTAGATGTGTTTTGAATACCAGAAAAACTAAAAGATATTCGTGGATCTTCTTCATTACTAAATTCTTGTTGTTTAGGTAAAGGAAATAACATTTCACTAACACCCATAAGTGTTAAACCTACTCCTAAATTAAAAGCGATAGGAGCAATAGTTCCTGTTAAACCTGTACCTCCAAATATTTGAAGAGCGCCAATACCACCACCAGTAGCAAAAGCTAATCCTATTAACGCAACTCCTGCTAAAGCTTTTCCAGCGCCTCCAGCACCAGTAATGACAGGAACAATATTTATGTCCGATTTTCCTGTGGGATTATGTATATCTTCCTCTCCAATTTCATAATCATCAACAAGCACTTTATAATATCTATCTGCCATATGTGCTTCTAATTTTGGAAAGTTAGTAACAAGAAAACGAATAGCATCAGCAGTAGAATTTATTACAGCATCTAATTCTTTATAACCTATAAAGTCAGCTAGTTCTCCATAAAGTTTAACTTTTCTGAGCATAGCGATACCTCTTACCAGTACATT